ATTTATAACAAAATGAAGAAGTCTTACAAAGGTTTATATCGTCCTAGCAACCCAAAAAAATATGTTGGTGATGTTACAAGAATAGTATATCGTTCATTACTAGAGCGTAAGTTCATGCTATATTGTGACCGTAATCCTGACATAACATATTGGGCAAGTGAAGAATTAGCAATTAGATATTATAATCCACTTGATAAAAAGTATCACAGATACTATCCTGACTTCATAGTTCGTACAGTCAAAGGCGATAAGATATTAGTAGAGATCAAACCATCACGCCAAACCAAACCACCAAAAACACCCACAAAGAAGACAAGAGCATTCATGCGTTCTAGTTTTGAGTATATTAAGAATAGAGCAAAATGGAAAGCAGCGACACAATACGCTGATGATAATAATGCTAAATTTAAATTAATTACTGAAAAAGATTTAGGTAGTTATTAAGGTGATGCATGAGATAAGTTTAAGAAAGTATCGTCTGCATTCTTATTGTTTATAAACCCTGATATAGTTTGACTACTTCCACCAACATTTGTATTTTGATTATTGTAAACAACTGCTGATGGTACCTCTCCAGTATCAAACATTTGTGTTTGTTTTTGTTCTTGGAATAATGTTTTAGCGACTGATGCGTCACCTGTGCCATCACCACCTGCACCTTGGAATTGATTACCTACAACTTGTCTATTTAATATTTTCGCCTCACCTGTGTTAGGATCAAACACCACACTTGATTGCTCAGCCATATTTGTATCATCATATGCTTGACCTTTATCAAAATCAAACTTAGGTTTCATTAAACCACTCTCTGTTTTTTCAAATCCTGACTCTGTGCCTATACTATCAAAGTCTTCCTCACCTTTTTTAATTCTTTCTGCTCTTTCTTTTTCTTCTCTCTCTTTTTTCATTGTAGAGGTTTCCATCAATGTACCAAAATCACCCATAGTAGGTATTTTTCTTATTAAAAGAATAACAGTGTTAACCATAGTTTTAAAGAAATCTGTAAATTTTGTAAATGCGCTCTTAAAAAAGTTACCTATTTTTTCAGGTATACTAACCAAGAAGTCTGCAACAGCACCAAGTTTATCTCTAAAGAAAAATATAGCACCTATCACACCAGCGACTGCAAGTCCTATTAACACTCTTGTTGATTTAAAGAAAGTACCTATTGTTTTAATGCTTTTTCTAAAACTTTTTAGTGATTTCATTAGGCCACCTTTACTAAAGAAGTCAAATACTTTTTTCCCTTGCATCACACCTTCTTTTAGTCCCATCAAAGCATCACCAAATGCCATAAATGGTGCCTTTAATTCTTCTAGGAATTGACTTTGCCCACCCATTCTACTACCATCATCATCTTTTAGTGGGTTTAGTGTTTCATCTTCTTTTTCAATCAGTTCTCTTTTTTTATTTACTTGCTCTTGTTCTTTTATTAAAGTTTGTTGTTGTTTTAAAGTTAAAGGTCTTTCTTTATCTAATAATTTTTCTCTTTTTGTTATTACTCTTTTTTCTTCTTGTTCTAGTAATTTTTTTCTTTTTTCATTTAATTCTGTTCTTTTTTTAATTTCTTTATTAGTTAATATTTTAGTCTCAACTCTAAATTCTTTACCTTGTTTGACAGTTTTTGTCTCTGCTACAATATTTTCTGCTCTTAATTTTTCAACCTCAGTCGCAGATTTACCTCTTTGATCTTTTAGTTCATCTATTCTCTTGGCAAGACCTTTATTAAAGTCTTTAATATTCACACCTAATTTACTAATAATTTTTTCTGACTTATCTAGTGCATTTTCAAATGCTTTCACACTACCTGACTCAAAATCTTTTACAATATCTTGTGTGATATTTCTAACGACTGTAGGTGCAATAACTAATTCACGTCCTTTAGATACTGCCTGCATTGTACTAGACACTACAGTCTTCATTAAAGCTTTAATATCTGAATCTTTTACTGCCATTATTTTTTACTTTTACTTGTTCCTGTGTATAGACCAAACCAAGCAGCACCAGCACCAACTACGATACTAATTAAACCACTTTGTTCCATTGTAGGCGCACCTAGGTTCATATACCATATGACACACTTATATAATAATATAATGTAAACTGTTAAGAACAACCTTGGAAATATTCTCCATGCATCAACAGCTCTCGCCATATGTATTAGTTTTGCGTAAGGGTTAACACCTAAATCTTTTACAGATGTGTCTACCTCTAAATCTACTTTTATCTTTTGTTTAGGTTCAGCAACCTTTATATCATCAGCCATTTTTCATGTTATCCCTTCTTCTTCTCTCGTTTTCTTCTTTTATATAATTAATCAACATTTGTACATATATATCTTTTTCCCAAGGCATCATATGTTCAACCTCAGTCAATGAATATTTATGATGATGTATTAACGCAAACGTAACTTCGTAAAAGGCCTCTAGGCTATTATGGGCGAGGCAGATTCGAAAAAATCGTTAAGTCCTTGTAAAGTGACTTTACTCTTTACTTTTGTTACAGGGTTAGTCACTTCAATTTCGTGTCTAACTCTTGGCATAGTATCAAAAAAGCTTTTAATTTTTACAAAACTTTCTTGTGATAAACTTTCAAAAAACTCTCGTATCTCTTGTTGTGTACTATCTTTCGCTGGGTATATTTTTTCGCCCTCAAATATATGGTCTACGCAAGTTGTCAACATATCAAATATTGTATCCATGTTTGCGCTATCTATATTAGTGCCTGACTTTAATATACTCATTGTTGGATATTTTAAAACCACTCCGAGTTTTCTGTTTTCATCTACTACTATTGTGTTTGTGTGTTTATCATCTACTTGCACTTCAACTTTCGTCAAATCAATTTCTACATCAGCATAAGTTTTTTTGTCGTCTGGACAAATAACTTTAAATTTAGATATTTCGCCTACTGATCTAGCTCTAATATTTAAAAATATATACTCTAAATCAAACATAGGTAAACTCTCTACCTCTAATGTATTATATGTACATGAATCAACTATTTGTTTTGTTGCTTCATATATGTCTTTTTCTTTACCAGTTTCCATAGCAATTAGTAGTAATTTTTCTTCTTTTACTAAAAATGGTCTAAACTTGACTTTTATATCTGTAGATGGTAAAGTCAACTCATAAGTTGGTGCATCAATTTTTGGTAATGCCATTATATCTCCTTATTATAAATTTAATGGTGGAATCTTAAATGGTGGGAATACCCTACCACCTGTAATTCTACCTATTGGCGCTTTTCTTCTTAACTCATTTAGAACATCACGCCCTACACGTTTCAATGGTGCCGGTAATTTACCAAGTAAACCACCAAACAATCCACCAGCTCTTTTTACTTCTGGTGACCCAAATTCTGCTTGTCCTAATTCTATTTTTCCTGCCTTGTCAATAAAGTAATTTACCCAATATCTAAAGGTAAATGTGACTTGGAAAGTTTGTATGTTATTATCAGCATATGAGTAATCAACTGGACCAATAATTTTTGGATAACAATCAAAAAGTTTTACTGCATATGTGACATCATCACGCTCTTGCCTACTAGCAAATTGTCCTAATTGAAATATATTCATATCAGAAACATAATTGTCGTAATAATTTTTATTAAATGATTTTGTACTAAATGCTGCTTGTTGCCACTGTTCAAAATAACTTCTCTCTCTCAAAAATTTATCTAGGTAAAAAGTAGCAGTTATATCAGCAGATTTAAAATCAAGCACGTGTTTTCTTGCTGGTGCATTTCCATGTCTTACTTCCTTCATATCAGTCTCTCTATCTGGCATTGATATTTCAGAACAAAATGCTCTTACTCTTTTACCATTCGCAGCATGTATGGATTTTAAATCTCTACCTAGTGTAAATGCCTCTACACCTTCACCTGTACCTTTTACTTCTACTGCAGTGTTTTCAGCACCTATACCACCACCAAAGTCTAATCCTTTTGGCATAAAAAATTCTACATAAAATCTGCCTTTTCTAGCGAAACCTTCAGCCTCATTGACCATGGCTTGAAATCTACCCATTGTAGTTTCAGGATTACCACCAGCCTTCTGTTTTAAACGTGGATCAGATTGTACATCATTTAGGCTTCTATCTCTAGGTAAACCTATTCGTATATCAAACCCACCAATTCTTTTTCCGCCTCTTAAAATAGCCATTAGTAAGGACTTCCTTTCTTAAATTGTTGTACAGGCAACATAACTGCCAAAGCAGCCTCATCAAAATCAACTCTTAAAAAATTTGACATAACATGACTATACAAATATTTCTTAATAGTGTTTCTAGCAATTCTAACGTTCTTAATACCATCATAGGTAGCATCAATTCTTGTTGTTTTATTCATACCACCAGAGGCATATCTTTGTAAATTATTCAACAAACTAATTCTTTGTACAGGTCTAATATAGTGAAAGTTCATACCCATAAAACCACCTGGTATTGTCTCTAAAGGTAATACAAGTGGAAACCTATCATACAAAGGTAATACCTGTTTATATTTAGGGTCATAATAGAAGAAGTTTAATCTACCTCTACTAGGAATACCATTTAATTTACCTGACCTCATTAGGGATGCAGCTGTTACTCTATCAGATAGAGTTGCCACATTTTTTCTATACCAATCAACACTTTTTCTAATGCCGCCTTGTTTAATCTTAATAGGGTCTAATACCGATATTGCCATATGTCAATATTTATAATAAAAAAGGCGGCCTTTCAGCCGCCCTTTCAAAGTTTTTGATGTGAGAGAGAATTACTCCTCTTCTGCTAATTTACTAAAATAAGATAACGTATCGTCATCATCGCTAGCAGATGTCGGAGTGACATCATTACTTTTCGCAACACTACCGTTTTGAGGCGGGAGGTCTGTTTTATCAGCAGTTGTTGCGCTTCGTACACCTGTAATTGTCCTATTCAGTTTCTCTTTGAGTTCATCATAGGTTTTAAAATTATCGGGTGCAAGAAATGGTTTTAAAGGGTGTTGAGTAGACCATATCGTTTTAATCTGGTCGTCACTCTCTTTGATTTGTGACACTCCTTCAAATTCAGATTTGTCATAGTTCCAATAACCATCTACTTTTCTAATTTTTAGTTTAAAGTTCGCACCTTTCCAAAAATCAAATGGGTTAATTGGACTTTCATCTTCAAATGCTGGCTGCATTGCTTCTGTAATCTTATCAAATATCTTTTTACCAAATTTAAATAAGAATATTTTGCCCTCATTCTCTGGATGCTTAGGATCAGATACCACTAGAATATTTGAGTAGTAAGATAACTTTCTTTTTCTCTTTCTAGCAATTTCTTTATCACTATCTAAACCAGTATTCCAAAGTCTTGTGTTTTCTTCTGACACAGGATCTTTTTGGCCTAGTGTTGTTAGTGAGTTCTCAATATACCAACCACCAACATCTTGGAATGCATGTGACCATACTCTTTGCCAAGGTAAGTCTTCACCTTCTGGCGCTGGTAAAAATCTAATTACAGCAAAACCGTTACCAGTTTTATCTAGTTCTGGTTTCCAAAATCTGTCGTCTTGGTATTTGGATTTGTTTTTCTCTTTGTCCTCAGGATTGAGGTTGGCTTCAATAGCCTTGGTAAGTTTGTCAAAATTACTTGACGATTGTTTTAATGTTTCAAAGTCCATCGTATTTCTCCTTGTATTATTGTATTCGTTGTCTTTGTGTTACCTGTATAATCGGTATCATTTTTATTTATAAGAGTTCTCACGTTCATTCACCCACTTTTTTAAGTTTTTGTCTCTGGCTTCTTTATCGTAAGTTTCTTTTGGTAAAGACCTCTTAATTCTGTACTTCCTATAACGCTCACACCAATCCACAATTGTGTCTAATATAGTATAAATTATTTTATCAAACATATTACCTCTAATATATCAGATTATTGACCATTTGTCAACCCTGATACACAATTAAATCTTTTGTTTAATTCATCAAAATTTATGTATTCTAAATTTTTTACTACCCACTCTGGTACAACACTATTTACTGGATCACCACCTTTTACACCTCTAGGATTAACCTTAATAAACTTGATTTTAGGATTTTCTACCATCAACTCTTTCCATTGATTAACCCAATTGACATCAGGTATAGGTTTATTCTTTGCATCTGCATAATTTTGTGTTGACTTGTACATATTGTTTACATAATTATCAAAACTTTTTAGATCATGCCCTATCATATACAATTCTTCTAAATCTTTGTTTTGATGTATTGCTACTAAAGCACTAGTTGGGCCACATGACCAACCTCTGTCTTTTCCTATTTCACTATATGTGTGTGATTTATCATTAGGGTTTACCCAACTTATATAAGTACCCGAGTGGTCAATTTGTTTACTTTCTATTTGTTCACCACCTTGTATTCTTCTTATTACACCTACTTTACCAGATATATTAGAGCCATGAAATACAAACTCTTGTCTATCACCTTTTTCATTTTGATATATTTTAAAATTTTTCTTAGCAATTTCTATCTCACTTGGTGAAAGGTTAGCATATACAACCAAGTTATATGTCACACCTGGAATAGGGTTCCAGTCTCTTAACCATAATTCATTCTTATCACCATAACCACTATGATATATTTCGTGCATCATTTGTCCGTCTACAGAACATAAAACATCAGGTGTAAAGTCTCTATACAAACCATTACAACCATATATTTTACCTTGTGGTTTTAATTTAATTAAATCTACTGGCGCTCTACTTTGTCCATTACCTATACAAAATATTGTTTTAGCCATTAACAAATACCTCTTTCATAATTAATTTACACTCTGTCGCATTGAAGTTTATAAATGGTTTCACTCTGGCCACCTTAAGTGAGATTTCAGGCCATACAATTTTCTCGGTAATTTCTTTATCCCAATTTTTAGTAAAGCCAAGAAAGTGATTAAGCACGACCGCGGTCTGGTAACTATATTTCTTTTGAATAAGTAATCGTAACATTCTAGGATGCTGTCCATTAGGTACAGAAAACCCATCATCAAAAGAAAGACTACGGCTGCTAAGGTCACTAGCAATAACTCCGCACTCCGATTTAAAATGGTAAGAAAAGGATTCTTTCCGTTTTTTATAATCCAAGTAAACCCCTCTACCATCATTTGCCAACAGATTACCAATCCATCTCTTGCTATCTGCAAGAAAGTTAGCAACAAAGAAATCAAGTATATCAGCTTCTGCATATTTTGTACTCAGTTTGTGAAAGAAATATCTATCTTTTCGTTTTGTAAATGTATCAAGTTTTGCATTGACTTTACCACCATACTTATAATAGTCATATGTATCAGATGCAAAGTGTAGTTTAACTGCCAAATACGTTTTATATACATCAAAACCCCCATACATACTAAATTGGTAGTTGTCCACATTTTGGTATCTTTAACATTCTTAAATTAGTTGCTTCTAATTGTATTTTTTCTTTTAATGATTTGGATATTAATGATGATACCTGACTTGTATCTAAACCATTTTCATCACAATACCATACAACAGCATCCATATGTGAAATCTTTTTTTCTTTCACTATACCCTCTATCTTCAAGCTAAATTCTTTACTATTCATTAAAGTCTGCTCTAACTATATGTTTTCTTAATGCTCTGACAAGTTCTTCTATCTTGTCAATGACAGCAATCATATCTTTGTCTGTGATGTAATGTTGTTTTTCTCTTAACTTATCGTATTCTCTTAATGGAATAGTAACTGTACTTTGTTCATTCTCAAAAGACTTATCAACGTCTTTATCATCTACTGATGTCATCATATCCTCCTATAATATATGTGGGCGCCTCCACGCTAGCTTCAGCGCCCTATGTCGACTCTTATAATATACCACACTTTAACTAAAAAGTCAAGTCTGTTTTCCTGGTAATAAATTAATATTCATCTGCATATCAAATGTATGGTATATCATACATTTATATGGGTCGTTCGGTGTCTCTGCTACTGATAATGTTTGGTGTTTATCATTAATGTAATATGTTATAGCAAATACAATAGCGCCATCTTCATTGGCATTTTCTTTACCAAAACTTATATTAATAGGTGTAAACTTATTATCAGCAATATATCTATCTACATCTTCTGGTGTACCACACATCATTGGATAAGACATCATCATCAAATTATACTTTTTATATTCGTCAGCATAACTAATAGACGCCCACAATAGACAGATTAAGATTATTAGTTTTTTCATTTAGCCCTCTATGATAAAATATGGGCTCTTTACTTGTCTTGCTTGATTTTATCTTTGTTTAAGTTCTCATAATATTTATAAAAGTCGTCTATTGATTTCATCAAAGGCGTCATATAGTCCTTGGTTTCTTTTATAAAAGATTGTGTGGAACCATCTTCAGATGCAAGTAAAATAACAATTTGTTCTATCTTCTTTCCGAATATCTCCTCATACATTTGAGCATAGGCTGTAGTCTGCATAAAGTAGTTTTCTATCCAACTTTCTTGTCGTTCTTTGTTAGCAGTTTTAAAATCTATTACTGACAACTTACCATTATACTCAGCGATACAGTCAACCTGACCAGCAATTGTCAACTTCTTACTATACATAATTGTCTCTAAACAATGTATGTTATCAATCTGATCTACATATGGTTTGATTAGTCTGAATAGACCTAATGGTAATACGCTACGTTCACTTGGTGTTAGACCTTTTAGGTATTGTTCTATTAATGTGTGAGTTGCTTTACCACGTCTAGCCGCTCTACCCATTTCCCAATTGGCAGCGCCTTCGCCAATCTTATTTCGCCAGTCTTGTAATTGTTCTTTCTTCTGTATACCTAATACAGTAGTTATTGAGGGGTATGCTTTACCGTCTATATCATAGAAACGGAAGCCATCTATCTTCTTACCTTTTGTTACAGGTAAGTTTGATTTATCTAAATCTATAAAATTAAATTTTTTAGCCATTGTATTTTCACTTTCATATTTGTACTATTCATAGTATAACATAATATATGCATTCTGTCAAGTCTATATTGACCTGTACTTCGTCATATGGTCTTTAATCTTTTCAGGATCGTTTCTTAACGATTCTCTATCTTCTTTTCAGCTTGGAACATAAGACTCATAACAAGTCTTATTACTTTCGTTTTTATAAGCTCTCAATATTTGTTTACGATTTTCACCATCTGATCTATACGAGCAGTGTACCCAACCGCTATTTGGCTCATCTACATTGTGAAACTCTAATATCATCTGATCCCAATCACAATGCTCACTAATCCACTTGACTAACTCTGCATTAGAGATACCATGGATTTCAAAGTCAGCTGCCTGACCCTTCGCATGCTGTGAAGTTTTAGATGACCCTATTGCTTCGCAAAGTTCTGGACTTCTGTATCCACTAGATACAGATACAACTCTTCCAAAATGATCTCTAACTCTTTGTAGCACATTGATACAAAGTTCTTTTAGATTATTCATATGGTCTTCACTAGGATTATTACTAATCCCTTTACGAGTTGCCGTTTGGCTCTTGGTCATTTCGTTTAAACTAAAATTATTACTTAATTTCATTTTATCCTCTTGTAAGTTTTAATAACTTTTCTATTTGTGCCTTAATAATTGGTCCTCTATTAGGCCAATGTATATAAGGTTCGTCAGTCTTTTGTAAATTATACAAAAATGGTATAATTACTTTTTCAATCGCTTTAAATCTTTTTTCTATGTCAGCACTTTGTACTTCTTTTGTGATAGTATCTTTTTCAGCAACTATCTGCATTACTTCATTCATCATTGATTTAATTGATTGTACATCGCTTTTTACTTTAGATATTTCTAAACTAGTTTGTTGACCTAGTGATTCAATATCTTTTTTATCAACCGATGGTTTGACTTCTGTTTTAGGCGCAGACGATACAGCAGTAATGCCGAAGTCTTCATCTAAATCAAAGCCACGCATGTAATCTGGTATATCTTTAGCCATTATTTTAATCCCTTTATTCTTCTTTTGTTTTTAGCGATTGCTTGTTCCGTCTTAATTTGTTTTATAGACCTCTTTGTGGTTTGTCTAGCAAGAGCACTCTGTGGGTGCGCCTCACCTATTTTAGATAGTACATCTTTAAAACCACTATCGGTCTTCATAGCACGATTTCCAACACTCGCTACAATATTTAGTCCTGTAAGTACCTGTGATATGTGTTTATTCTTTTGTAGATACTTTTCCATTTCAGCAATTGTCATCATATCATCAAATTGCTTTTTGGTCTTCTTATTGTAAAATGTGTATATAGGCATTAGTATGAATTATAAACCACAAATACAAGTGCCATAATAAAACACGCAATCAAAATATGATTACCTAAGTTCCATGCACTCTTTCCTACAGTATGTGGATTTTTTGGGTCTATAATATTTTTCATTATAATTTTAATAATGATTCTAGTTTATCTTCTGCGTGTGCTAGATGTTCTAACTTCTTCTCTGCTGTCACCACATAGTCAATATGTTCAGCGACACCGATAGGTTTGTCTAAAAAAGTTTTTAAATCTGCTTTCGCAACTTCTATATCACCTTCTAGTTTTTTTATTAATGCATCTTTAATCATCTTCTCTTTCCTCTATTCTTCTTAATGTTTGTTCTTCGTTAAAACCTTCCATTAAAAGTTCATGTGTGGTTTTATTATCTTCTCTCAAACCATCCCATAACATTTTCTTTTCATCAAAGGTAAATGGTCGTATCATATTTAGTCCACTTTCTTTACGTTCTTTTGTTTGTCTTTTAGATTCTTCTAAAGACAACTTTTCAACTTCTTCATAATCCATTTTGTAAAGCTTCTTTCCACCATTGAGGTACAACCGATGGCGACTTCCATGTCGCAAATCTTTGTTTCTTCATTACATAATATTTACGATAACTACCAACCACATCGCCAGGTATCTTACACTCATCAGGCATCGCTGGGGTTGCATCATAACCTTTTACGTTTAGTTTAGCGTTCTTTGGTGGGTGTTT